CGAAAGTCATGTTGGAGGGTGTGAGAGCACATTCGGCTTAATAAGCGGAATGTGCCTATAAACTCTCACAATTAATTTTGGACGTTTTCTTTATGAAACGTACCAGTCTACAGAGGAGAAACAATAAGATGTACAACCGTGAACGTATTGATGATCCTGTAAGAGAGTTTAACGGCTCCGTCCAGATTTATAACTGGAATAGATATGGAGACGTTACGTACGCGTGGTCTACAAACCAAGCTACAAGCTTCGTTAAGACCTCTGAAATGCACGGTCAAAACATCGACCATTATTCCGCAAAAAAGCGTCGTGGCGATTTACTGCCTTATACGCATTATTTACGGGTTATTTCAGAAAAGCGGTACGGCCACTTAAGTTATTCGTGGCAACATAATACTCTTGGATCAGGCTCCCAGGTGCAGCAGCAAAGCCGTGGACATAGTGCCATTGGTGTTGCTGATGTGGAAAATGCTATTAAAGGCATTGACCCAAACCGCTTCTTACAAGAGGCGGCTGCACATATTGGTTCTAGCTGGGATACGCTCACGTTTTTAGCAGAAGTAGGTCACCTTATAGCGAGTTATAAGCGCTATGCAGCTCGGATGTTAAGTTTGACACATCCAGCTACACTTGGTGATCTTTGGCTAGATGCTCGGTATCACTGGCGTCCGCTAATCCATGATTTCTTAAATCTACGGATGGCGGCTGTTCAGTTGATAAAGAAGCGCGAACGCTTCACCGAGTCTGCTGGAACCACGTATTCTTTCGAAACCGTTAACAGTAATACATCCGTCTTTGATCAGGCGGTAATTACTGAGGTGACGACCGATGTTTTTAAAGTCGGTATTCGTGGTTCTGTAACAGCAAATTATTCTAGACCACCCTTTGATATCAGTCCAGTAACGACAATGTGGGAACTTGTCCCATATTCGTTTTTGTTGGATCAAATTATTGATATTGGAGGGCTTTTGCGTACCTTATTGTTCTTGAACACTACCACTGGTTATACTTGTGGTGTGGGATTTAAAGTAGAAGCGACTCGTTCTATCTCGGTGTCCGACGTACAACCTGTTAATACTGGTTTCACCGTCGGCTTTTCCGAGAGTAGCGAGTCAAAACTGCTTTATATCTTAAGAGCTCCTTCCGTAATTAAACCATCAACTCAAACCGGACTCCTTGGTAACGTGTATCATCTAATTGATGTTCTGGCCCTAGCCCTGCGAATAATATTTGCAGTTAAGCGAAAGGAACCAGATGCACGAACTTTGGCGTACCAATAGGAACTTCAATGGCTGTTATGACTGAAATCCTCACTGTTTTCGGTGGGGTCGGGAATACGCGCGAATACTCCCGCGACGCGCACACTGTTAGTCTTCCACGCAAAGTATTGCAACGACGTAAAGTACCTGCCCAAGGACAGGTTGTCGCTGAGGACCAAGTTACAGTATTATCTGCAACTACGGATTCCAGCGGCAGTCGTTTGCAAGAAACCATTCGTTTCAGTGTCAGTGTAGTACGTCCAATTACGGGCGATACCGCACATGTTGCTGATGCATTGGCTGCTTTTCGCGATTTAGTGAATAGCGATGAGTTTACCAATGTTGTCAACACTCAAGAATTCCTTAAATAATGGATGGCGCATTGCGCTAGTAGTATTTTACTGCATTCTTGAACACTGTGTAAAAAACGATGGAGCATTAATCGATGAAAAAGAATTGTCATCAGAAAAAGCTTGCGAGCATGACGTTCGAGATTACTCGACGTTATGTGGAAGACCAACAGGATGTACCACCAGATGTAAAAACTACGATCCTAGGTTGGATTCGTAGTCGGGCAGTCCCAAAGCTGGCAACAGCACAGGACCACTTTCGCGGCCATGCGTGGCAGTGTCGTGAAAGTGCCCGCTTCTACATGCAAATACAAGCATTCTATAAAAAGAATGCATCGTTTGTTGTAGAAGACGCGAAGGAAGCAACACTGCAAGGCTTGCTCAATGATGAAGCAACCTGCAGGGAAACGAACATTAGGCTTTCTGAGCCTATCCCCCCAGAAATGGAGGTGTTCGTGTCCCGTGCGCAAAGTTATATAGCACGTGTTTTGGGAGACTTCAATTATTTTGTGAAGGAACTTCCCAGCTTAATTCGTTTTACATCTGGTGCGACTGCTACATCACCTCGGAAACAATCCATGCCGCATAGAAAAATCAAAAGGACTATGTTAGCTCCTTCGCGGTCCCACTATATCCTCAGTGCGCTTGCGCAACACTGGGGGTACGAACATGATGTTTCGTTCGTGCCCTTTGAGGAAAATAGGGTGGAGGTTGTTCCCAAAAACTACAAGGTGATGCGGACAATTGCGTGCGAAGCCGAAGCGGCGTTACCCCTCCAACTAGCATTTGACGCTTTTGGAAAACGTCGGTTAAAAAGGTTTGGTATCAATTTGTCTCGTCAAGATCGGAATCAACAACTCGCATTTGAGGGTAGTATGTACCTAGATATCGGTACTATTGACCTGAAGGCGGCGTCAAATACTGTAGCATTTAACACAGTAGCGCTATTGTTTCCATACGAATGGTTCGATTATTTAAGGAACCTTCGTGCTTCACTTGGTAGATTGCCAAGTGGAGAGCTCATCAAATATGAGATGTTCTCATCGATGGGCAATGGATGCACTTTTGTTGTTGAAACCCTGATCTTTGCTGCTTGTTGCCACGCCGTACGCGCTGATACTTATAGCGTTTACGGTGATGATATCGCAATATCAGAAGAATCTATTCCAGATCTACTGACGTTGCTCGGATATCTTGGCTTTACGGTAAATCAAGAAAAATCGTTTTGGGGTAATACTCCTTTTCGAGAAAGTTGTGGTGTTAACATCTATGCTGGTGTTGATATCACCCCATTCTACATTCAGGAAATTGATGGACGGAAAACCGTTTTATCACACCTGGTAAATGGGCTACTTTCGATTTGCCACGCTGGGGGGTCTTTAGAAAAGCTCGCGGTTAGTATTACCCGCGAATATAAACTACCTTTTGTACCGTACAATGAAAACACTCGTAGTGGTGTTTTTGTAACGGTAGGTAGAGCTTATTCTAACAAGTACCTCCAGTCAAACTTAACGCATAGAGACAAGGGCTTACGCCCTCATCTCAGGCGGGGATACCAGCCTTACCAACCTCAATTTTTCGGGTTGGTAGAGCGAGTTCCCACACGGCGGACATATGGCCTTAGGGCATATGTGCTCTGGCATTTAGCCAAGGCGTACCGACCGTTTGCGATTAAGTTTGAGCAGCAATTTGTAGTTAGCAGTCATAAATACAGCTACGGGTGGATTAGTTTCCAGCCCGTGGGGGAAACACCTCTCTGGGTTTACCTAGGAGAGGATGCTTTAGGCCGGT